TCACGATATCGCCGAATTAAATCTAAATCAGTTCGTTCTCTACCATCTGTGTCGAGGATTTGACCAAAGAAACCGCCACCAGCAATATCAACAGTGCCGTCATCAGGAGTTGGGGTGGAAAATGTTGCTTCTCCCCCCGTATCCTTACTTGATCGTTGTATAGTAAATCCAAAGAGCTCAGCCATAATATCTCCTACTAGTTATGACTATTTAGTAGGTTTGAATTATTAAATTATTATACGCTTGAAGCTTCAAAATGTTGATATCTCCAAGTTACTTCAAACTCTTCAATTGCATCTGTTGTATCATAACTTAATTCAATTGAACCAACAGTTGTTGGCCAAGCGCTTCTAAAAATATAACTCTTTAAAACTCGATCATCTCTATCCAACTGTTCTACTGTTAAGTCAGTTTGATAATCCGCAGGGTCTATTACACCAGTATTATTTGCAAGGTCGTTTATACCATTAGACCATCTCTCCATCGCATTACGAATCATAAAATCTGTATCATTGATAAAGGTTGTTGACCAAGTTTCACCGAAGGTTCTATCACCAGCGATAAAAATTTGTCTGCCACGAAAAGAAATTGGAATCTCTCCTAAAGTCATAGCAGGGAGAGATGAACTTTTTACCATAAAAGATGTGCGCCGAGAGAGCAATCCAATTGAAATACCAGTGGGTGGATTAATTGTTACTCTAAATTGGTTAGCACGAGCGCCGCCGCCAAGTAGATTTGCTTTAAAATCATCTATGTTAGCCATGATTAACCTCCTACCTCGCTAAACGATACGCCAGTTCGTACCGCAATAAAGTTTAGTGTAATAAAGTTAATAGACCTCGCCGGTTTAATGTAAATATCTCCAATAAACTCGTTTCGATCAATAACCTCACCTGTATTATTTGTGTCATCACACACAACCTTAAAGTCAAAAATGCCCCTTCTTCCTTGTACATCTCGCAAGAAAGGTTCTACCATACTTCTAAATTGCGCCCGTGTAAACTCATCATTAAACTCAAAGAGTTGATACTTAGCAGCAGTTGCAATTGCCTTTTCAAGAACCAAGAACAACCTACGCACGTTAATTCGATCAAACGCACTTGGTTTCGCAAGAGCAGTCTTATCACCAAAGAGTGTTACGCCTTGGCCTGGGAAATTGACTACAGGGTTAACCCTTGCCTGATAAAGAATGTCTCTGGCTGCCTTATCTGGATTGAAGGACAATTTAATCGCACCACGAACAAGACCTCTAGTATATCCAGCGGGTGAGAACCAAGGATCAGCAACTCCATCTGTGTATGCACAAAGACCAGCAGTATCGCCGCACAATGGCACCATGCGATATACATCATTGTATTTGTCATACATGTATTTGTATCCACTATCGTAAACCATGTAAGATGATGCAGGGCAAAGATCATATGCGGTCTTTACATTATTAACTGCTCTAGCAGAAGTTGCCGCAGAACTTACAACACCAACTGTTGCAGAACGATATGGAGAAACAAATCCTACGCAATCCTTACGAGTATCAACAAGATCAGTAATCATTGTTACATGAGTATCTTGAGTAGCAGCTGTATCACCAGCTCCACCACCCTTACCACCAATTACTAGATTGATGTCATGTAATTCTGTATCTCTAAACTTATCGTAGGCAAGTTCCAGTTCACCAGCACTTACGGCAAGATCATCTGTTCCACCTGAAAGTGAATCAATTGTGATTGGATGCAAAACTGTATAAGTAGTAGTTGTATCTGTACCCCAGTTTGTACCACCAGAAACATGATCTGTCCAGTAGATGTAATTTGATTTTCTGAAAATTACGTCTGCATAGTAATTACTACTACCCTGAGCATCTCTAGCAACTGAACTTTTTGACACACTTGCAAAGGTTTCTATGACACTAGAACCTCTCTGACCTTTAACATCAGCATCGTATCCAGTAATATCGCCAGTTGTGTCATAAACAACAATATGCATTTCATCACCAATGCCACGGCCATTATCGGTGGCCCATTGAGAAGTGCCAGGCGCATTTGGAAACAAGTCGTGATATTTCCATTTCCGCCTTATATACGAATTGTCTGCGATAGCATTTTGCAAACCACCAGCATTTGGATCATCTTTTAGACGAATTGTTAATACATTAGTTGTTGTATTGATAGCTGTTACTTCATATTCATTAAATTCATCAACTGGCACTGTAGCCGAAGTATCTGAAAAGAAAGAAATCATATCTCCTACATTAAATGCATGTCCAGCCTCATCTGCGTTATCAACCGTAATTGTATTAGCGCCAGCCGTTCCAGCACCAGCAACAAGTTGATTTGACGTATCGACCACTTGCTCGTATCCTGTTGCAGTAGAACAAATCTGAACACCGATTGAGTTGCCCCAAGTACCAGCAGTACGAGCAGCCCACTCACCATGCGAACCCTGTCCTGTACTGAAAGATGCTTCATAATGCTCATCATCACGAATGAGAATACCACTATTCGCACCAGCATTAAGCGTGCCAGATTCGCAACGAACTACTTTAAGATGGTCTGAATACTGCAAGAAATTTGCAGCAGCAAACCAATTTTCAAACTGATTACTAGTTGTCTTGGGTTTACCAAAAATAGCAATCAATTCTTCTTCTGAGCTGACTGATGTTACAGAGGATATTGGACCCTTTTCAAATGCACTTGCAATCGCACCAATAGTGGTTTGAACTGAAGGAATTACATTTGTAAGGTCAATTTCTCTGACATGTACGCCAGGTGAAACTAAAAAGCTCATGTTCTTACTCCTTAATTTAAGAGTGTTTTTTTGTTATTACAATAATATTTATAAAAAACTAATCTTTAAAAACTGTTTTTATAAGTGTTATAACATATAAATAATTTCATGACAAATGCACATTATGAAAAATATAAAGACACAATCAAAAAGGTAGCTCGTAGAAATTATCGAAAAAGAATCATTCTACTTAACGAATTCTTATCAGATAAGTCATGTAACCATTGTGGAGAGAGTGAAACTATATGTCTCAAATTCTATCCTCACGATTCAGAAGTACGAAAATTAACAAAGAGAGTTGGCACTAATGATAAAAGTCGTAAAGAAATATTTTATTTAGTAGACAACTCAACAATATTGTGCTCAAATTGTTGGATCAAGGCAGATAATGATTTAATTGAATTTATTTAGTTTTTTACCAGTTTGAACCGTAGTCTCGTATCACTGGATTCCATCTTGTACCATATTCATCTATAACTTCTCCAATATTTTCATCTTCTAACCCAGTAACAACAAATCCAAATGGCGCCATATCCTGTTCTAGAGCGTCTTGTTGTTCTCTCATCATGGTTTGTCGTACATCCATATCAGTTAATTCTTTAAAATATGTCTGATCAGAAGTCCATGCAAATAAGAATAAACATGCAACTAAATCATCAGTACAACCCTCATCAGCTTCAAAAGAGTGACCCTTCACAATATATGTGGATAATTCACTAATAATATCTAAATCTTCTATTATTAACTTGTTATCTTCTATTAATTGTTTAAGATTAGAACAACCAATTTTTTTTACTGCTTTGGTAGTTCTTACTCCTAATTGCGCTCGGCCACCTGAGAACCCCCCTCCAAGGACTTGTCCCGCCCGTCCACGCATAGAAGCCATAATAAGGTTGTCATACTCCAAGTCAAACTGCATAGTAGTTGCAACCTGTTCACCAATGTCATTTATTTCTATAAGTACAAATGCTTGATTGTATGCTCGTGCAATATCATATATTTTAGAAGGAAACAATAGTGGTTTTATCTCATTGTCTCTATATTTTGCAACAATTCTATAAGGCATTTCCGATACATCAAATACAACAAATGCAGAATAATCATTTGATGTTCCACGGGAAACATCGGCTGTCAATAGATAAGTATGTCCTTCCTGTGGTTTTACATACAAATCTAAACCAGCATTAGATTGCCTGGGATTTATATATGTCATTGTTCTTAACTTTTGTGGTGTAATTAATGTATCAATAGACCCAAGAAACTCACACTCAAACTCTGTATTGAACTGTGATACTGAAGTATTCTTGATTGTTTCTTCTTTCCATTTTTCGTCGCGGCCGGGAATTTCACTCCAATGCACCTCAATAGGAATATATGAGTTTCTTTCATTCTCTGCATCAGTCCACAACTTATAGAACATATTCATACCGTGTGGTGTAGAAACAATCATCACTTTAGTTGTCGTACCAGAACTTATTGTAGGATAAACTGAACTAAAAAACTGTTCGGCAACATTTGCTGGGACGTAGGCAAATTCATCCAAAAAGATAATGTTGTAAGACCCACCACGAACAGCGC